GCCATATTTCCCGACCTCCTACCCAATGCAACACGCATTATGAAATTGTAATATGTACTTTATTTAGTTTGGTTTTTGGTTTAGGTTTCTTTTTCTTCTTCTTCTTTTTCTGCTTTGGTTCAGGTGCAGCCACTTTAAGAAGTTTGAGGAGCTTCTCCACCTGCGTTTGACGCATGTAGTCAGCTCTCGTGGATCGAAATTTATTACCTCCAAATTCATTCCAGTAGGTACTCCTGACCTCCGTTCCAGCTGGGTCAAACCCACCATTCGAATTATAGACGAAGCTATTCTTCGGTGGTTGGGTGACCACAGGCTTACTAGGACAACCAGGCACGTACTCTACAGGAGTATTAGAAGGAAGTGATGTGACGGGAATTTCTCCAGAGCCCACTTTCTCAGCAGAATTAGAGCTAGAAACAAAGCCAGCAACTTCAGCGACTGTTGAAACAACACCCGCTGCTTTGCCAACTTGAGTTCCAAGCGTCTGAGCTGCTGAGGAGCGACCAACTTGCGATTCCGCAAATGCCGCGCGAGCTTCAGTAGTGTCTCCATACACGGATAAAAATGCGTCCAACGGTGATGCTGCTGCCGATTCCGCAACCGAGCTGCCAACCATATCAACCAGGCCCTCAACCGCAGTAGCTGTTTCCACAGCGTCAGCAACGAGCCCAATTTCTGGAGCAACAATAGTAGCGATAACAAGCAAAGCATCAATTAATTCACTCATAGAAATTTTCACCACCACCAACCGCATTATACAATATGCACTTAATGTAAAATAGAATATACATTGTTAGATTTTCTCAGGCTCTAACTTACCTAGTTTAACGTCTTCCCGGACCTAATCTACACCAACCTAAGCTGACTCCAACCCCAGCACCTTGTATTGCAGGCGCTGGCGGCTCTTCAGGAACGTCAGCGGGAAGAGGTCCGGGTTCTTCTTCCGGAGAGCTTGAAACATCTCCTCGAAGAACTTGAAGCGCTTCGCATTCCACACATGATTCAACATGTGGCAACTCAAGGCGGCACCCATATCTGCCATCTTGGTGACTCTCAAGTGAGCCACGTGCTTTGTGAAGCGGGTAGGATGGTATTGCCAAACCCCATCCTCCAGTTTGAATTCGTTGGAAAAGAACTCACATCCATTAAACTGTTTGTGGATCTTAAAATCACTGACAACGAACCCCAGCTCACTGAGCTTCTGGCGGTAGTCCTCGGTGGAAAACGTCTTCGGGAATGTTTGGAGAACATCGTCTCCACCCACCACGATCGCATAATCCCTCGAAAGGATCTGTTCCGCAGAATGGCCCATCCTGAGCATAGTCAGTACGTGCAGTGCCAACTGCCCAATGCTGTTCGCCGCGATGGTCATGAACCAACCAGACTTCATGCACCCCGGGGTTTCTGGTTTAAACAGATTCCCATTGGTGCACCGATAGACGGCATGTTCAACGACCTCGTCGTAGCAGCTTTGGACGTCGCGTTTGAAAGCTTCAAACTCTTCCTCCGTCATACCATCAGGACGCACAGCCAGGTTTTGAGTTACCTTGCTGCTGATCTCAAAAAGATAAGGAAAGTAGTTGTAGTCCCAATTTGACTTGTCACTCTCAACAACCTGCCTACCTTCAAAGATCGACGCCAGATGGCGAATGTCGCCGGCTCGTTGCGGGTTGAACGCATACTTCACCGGAGACTCCTTCCACTTTTCCACCAACACATTCGCAAACGAAGAGAAGACACAATTGTTCTTCAGGGTCTTGTGTAGAGGCATCCCTGTCACTGGACGCGGCATTTCCCGCTCCAGCTTCTCCTGTTTCGTTGGTTACGCTTTGATGAA